TTAATAAATCCGACTGTCATCGTATGCTAGATAATCGATATCCAGCGCCGGAACGACCGGGGTATGGTTTTGCAGCCAGGCCAGAAGATGCTGAATGCTCTCTCTTTTGAGTGAATTTTTTGGCCAGACGAGGTAGTAGCCATCCCCCGTCGCGATAGCTTCCCTGAAAGGCAGGCCCAGCAGGCCACTTTTCAGGGCATCAAGCGTGAGATGCAGGTCGGCGATAGCGATGCCGTGCCCGTTCATCGCGGCAATACTTCCCTGTTCAAGGGTATCGAACACCATACCGCTGCTCATATCGAGCCCCGGGAACAATCCTGTTCTTCGCAGCCAGCGCCGCCAGTCACGTCTGTCCGGTGAAGGATGGATCAGATCGCATTGCGGAAGCCGCTGCCGGGCCGGTTCGATAAGCGATGGAGTACAAACCGGGATAAGCCATTCATGAAATAGCAGTTGGCTTTCCGTTGTGTCACCAAAACGCCCATTGCCGAGAAGAATGGCGCAATCGTAGGGCTCAAGATTGAAATCAACGGTGTCAATGTCCATCCAGACGCTGGCAATCTCAACCTGTGGTTTTGCATGGTTGTTGCGAAAAGATCGCAGCACGTCGAGAAGCCATCTCATGGTCAGGGTGCTGGGCGCTTTTAACCGCAGCAGGTGGTTTTCACTGCGAAATACCCGGCAGGCCCATTCAATGCTCGTGAAGCTTTCGTTCAGCTGCCCGGCAAGCACTCGCCCGGCTTCAGTGACCTCCACGCGAGGACCTTGCCTTTTGAAAAGCTCGCAGTCGAACCACAGTTCAAGGGTACGAACATGTCTGCTGACCGCGCCCGGCGTAATATTGAGCGTTTCAGCGGCTTTACTGAAGGAGTTCAACCGCGCAGCAACTTCAAACGCACGCAGTGCATACAATGGCGGTAAAGACATAGCGTCCCTTAAATGAAAATTTCATTATGCTAAAACTTGTTCCGGGGCAACGCCAGCAAGTAAATTATGGAGAAACACAATGATCCCCAATATACCGAGTCATATCGATAGGGGTCAAAATCGATATGCAAAAAGCTGCGGACAAACTCGTAGCCATTAGCAAAGATGTTTATCTGAACGGCTGCAACAGCGATTACAAACACCATATATGCGATAAATAGCGGGTATTTACGCAGCCTGTTAACTTTTAGTTTACCGAGATAAAGCAGGAAAAAAATTGCCACAGATACAACAAAATACACGATAGCAGGCCAAACAGGTGGATGAAGCGAAAATTCTAATTCTTGTGACATAATCAATTCTCTTTAGCTATCTGGTACATCTGCCAACCCGTAATACTTCCACTGGTCAAATCCAGCGCCATTGCGGTTTTAGACGCTTCTTGCCAACCTCTGATATAATCGGATTGGATATTGTGGAATAAACTCCAGGACTTTTCTCTGGGGCCCAAAACTTTTCTGCCCGCACCATATGCTGATAAAGAGAGATCAACGACGCCATAGACTAAGTCTGCCTGGTTATTACCATAACCTAACTTCGTAGCAGCAAATCTATATGCATCTCTCAGGGTTCCTGATTGTTCTTCACGGAAAAGGAGATAATAGCCATTTTCGTACATATTATTTAAACCATGAGCGATCATAGGGGCGCCGTACGCAGCACATGCCAGACCCAGCGAACCAACACATAAACTAGCGCCCCCATAAACTTGTGCGCCACCGGCGACGAAGCCAATCTGTTTGAGCGCGATGGTTGTCGTTGTCGTCCGATTTTTTTCGACAACTATGTATATCTTCGCTCGGTTAAAAGTAAGCAGCTCATCCTGTTCATGGAGGTGCCGTATCTGTTCATCAAGGATATGTGTCCCCCCAGAATAGGTAAGACAATGGGATTCAATCTCTCTTTTCAAATTCCCCACAAGCTGTTGGATTTCAAAAAACAGATTTGAAGTGCCATAAAGTATATGCTTTGCGGCGATTTGCTCTGTGAGCAGCTCAATTTCACGGATTTTATGCTCAAAATGACTTTTATCACGATTATGATTATACATTCCACCTCCATGTTACAAATGATGATCATCAATACTACATGCGTTTAGACGACATTCAATAGTCGTTTACATATATGCGTTTGCAGCAGCTAAGAGGTGAAATTTCTTATACAAAGTGCACACGGCCACATAGTGCATTATCGCCACATGCTTTTATACCCGGCGCTTACAGTCAGATGATTGGGCAGTAAGTGACAATGCTGTACGGCGGCACTGCCTCAGTTCGTCCACCTGTTGTACCAGTTTCCGTTCGCTTTGCCCGAGGCATTCCCGTTTTCATACCCTCTGCGTACCTCCCTACACAGCTTTCTGAGAAGCTTTTATGCGCTGGTCGGTTCACTACCGTTCCGCTTATTTTTCACTTAAAAACTAGTTCACATCCTGGACGTTTGAGAGCTTGTCGCCGGAGAGCCATGTTAAAGTTGTCCCTGTGCCGGGCTGGAAAATAAGATTTGTTGTCAGGAAGGGGGGATTGCAGGCACAAAAAAACCACCTTTCGGTGGTTTCACGACACTGCTTATTGCTTTGATTATTCTGCTTTTTCCCATGGTAGCCGGAGTGGGACTTGAACCCACACAGCGCGAACGCCGAGGGATTTTAAATTGGTTGTTAAAATTAATAAAATCAAATGATTATAAAAAAATTCCGAACATAGGCATGAATTTCAACACATTAAATACATGCACTTACAACCTCTGTGCAACCTATCTTCGGAATAATTAGTGAATAAAAATGCGTTATTCTGTAGCCCTGTACCACGCCTGCCAACGGTATTTATCCAGCCTTAACTGGCGCAGGCATTCCGCTGTTTCGATGTCAGCTTGCAGATCTTCGTCGCTGTCTGTTCCAGCTTTACTCGCTCCCTTGCACGGATCCTGCATCAAATCCGCTGATGGAGTTGGCCGCATCGAGGGCTCGTTGACGCAGCTGCACAGCGTGATCGTCAAAATCGCACTTAGTATGATTCGGGTCATTAACATATTTCACCACGTCTCGGTAAATGGTCCGGTAAATCACCTTGCCTTCTGCGCTGGCCGTTGCCGCTTTTTGCTCGCCAGTAGCGACGGCTTTCTCAGCCCTTTTGTTTTTCGCTGCATGCTCACTGTTTACCTTTTCGCTATGGTCGTACCAGCCTTTCAGATAACCCGCATAAAAGGTAACAGCGAAAAGCGCCAGCAGAACGGCCAGAGCTAACAGCTTTGCTTTAATGGTCACTGGTCTATCTCCCAGCACGTCAGTGCGCTTTCCTGATCCCGGCGCTCAACCTGACCATAGCAACCATTCTTCTGGCCTTTGGTCAGTCTGCAATCACGTCCGCCGTCTTTAATCCACCAGCGAATCGCCTCGCATGCCCCGTGGCGATCACCGGCATTGATGCGCTTATAGAACGTGGAAGGGAAGCACTTACCCGGCCCGATGTTGTACGGGCAGAAAGATGCGATCCCGGCCTTCTGCGGTTCGGTAAGCGGTACCGTAATATTGCGGTTAACCCACGCCAGAGCCTTATTGCGTTCGATGGCGTTCACCTGATTGCATTTGGCCTGTGTCAGTTTCATACCCTGCACCACCGGTTTACCATCAACCATCGTGGCGCCGCGGCAAATCGTCCAGATGCCGGAACCGTCTTTGTACGCAGTCAGGCTGTTACCCTCTTTCTCATTCAGAAACTGATCGAGGATGACGGATGCAGGTGCGCCGGCAAGCACTAAACCCAGTACGGCGGCGCTGAGTTTAGTCTTGCTGGTAGCCATTATCGCGGGCCTCTTTTCGACGATCGTCTTTGATTTTGAAATACAGGTTGGTCAGATATGTCAGTAAACCAAAGAGAATACTGGCAAGGACGCCAATTGCAGCCCACTGGCTGGGGCTCACTTTATCGAGTAATTGCAACAGCCAGTACCCAAAGCTGCCAATAGATGTGCCGTAGGATAGTCCTGCCGCTACGTCTGATAGGTTGTTCATCCTCATGCCTCACCCCCTGTGGGGAAAATCTTTATGTGAGCCGAGGGTAAACGTGAGGGCTGGTCGGAATCCTGACCATATAGAGAAAGTCGATTAGATAAGGGACAAGTGCTAAACTCTTTGCCTTTCAGAATTGACTGATTCTTATAATGTTAAAGCTATTCGCCAAATACACATCGATCGGTGTGATTAACACGCTTATTCACTGGGTGGTATTCGCCACTTGCATCTATGCATTTCATACAGGGCAGGCACTCGGCAATTTTGCAGGGTTCGTTGTGGCTGTTTCATTCAGCTTCTTCGCCAATGCCAGATTCACGTTTAAGTCATCAACCACTACCATGCGCTACATGCTATACGTGGGCTTTATGGGAACGCTAAGCGCTGCTGTTGGTTGGTGCGCTGATAAGTCTGGCATGGCCCCTATCATCACACTTATTACTTTCTCCGCCATCAGCCTGGTGTGCGGCTTCATTTATTCAAAGTTCATTGTCTTTAGGGATGCGAAATGAAAATTTCTCTGGTCGTTCCGGTGTTTAATGAAGAGGATGCAATTCCTATCTTCTATAAGACCGTACGGGAATTCGAAGATCTACAGCAGCATGAAGTCGAGATCGTCTTCATCAATGACGGCAGCAAAGACGCGACAGAATCCATTATTAACGCGCTCGCTATCGCTGACCCACTTGTGGTACCTCTGTCTTTCACACGCAACTTTGGCAAAGAGCCAGCGCTCTTCGCCGGACTCGATCATGCGACCGGTGATGCAATTATCCCGATAGATGTCGACCTGCAGGATCCGATTGAAGTCATTCCTCACCTGTTAGCGAAGTGGCAGGCCGGAGCAGACATGGTACTGGCCAAGCGTTCTGATCGCTCCACTGATGGCCGCCTGAAGCGTAAAACTGCCGAGTGGTTCTATAAGCTGCACAACAAAATCAGCAATCCGCAGATTGAGGAAAACGTCGGCGACTTCCGCCTGATGTCCCGTGAGATGGTGGAAAACATTAAGCTTCTTCCAGAGCGTAACCTCTTCATGAAGGGCGTTCTGAGCTGGGTAGGTGGAAGAACTGATGTGGTTGAATATGCCCGCGCCGAACGCGTTGCCGGCAGCACAAAATTCAATGGCTGGAAGCTGTGGAATCTGGCGCTTGAGGGGATTACGAGCTTTTCAACGTTCCCGCTGCGCATGTGGACTTACATCGGCCTGTTCGTTGCCGGTCTGGCATTCCTGTATGGCGCCTGGATGATTGTCGATACCCTGGCATTTGGTAACCCGGTTCGCGGCTACCCTTCCCTACTGGTATCGATATTGTTCCTCGGTGGTGTGCAGTTGATCGGGATTGGTGTGCTTGGTGAGTACATTGGCAGGATTTACGTGGAAGTAAAAAAACGCCCACGCTACGTTCTTAAGGGAGGGAAACAGGCATGAATTACAAGACAACGGGTATCTTATCTTTGTTAATTGTTTTTACTTTGATTTTGATACCTTCATTGCTAACCCCCATGCAATCAGACGATTACCTATATAGCTTAATGGGTTTATCTTATGAGAAGCATCTGTGGCATTACATGAACTGGTCAGGCAGGGTAGTCCCTGACTATGTTAGCTCGTCAATGTTATCTCTTTTGCCAAAATGGGCCTATGCAGCTTTGAACTCACTGGCTTTCACAGTGTTAATACTGTGCATTTCCTTGCTTCCAGGCATCGCACTGAGAGATAAAAATCCTTTTAAACCGGTTGTGTTCCTGCTCATATTTGTTTGCTACTGGATTGCCAATCCAGCGTTAGGTCAAACTTCTTTTTGGATAGTGGGGTCAGCAAACTATCTATGGACAAACATGTTCATAGCAATATATTTATGCTTATTGACCTACGTTTCAAATTTAGAGAATGCAAATAAACATTGGTATCTGGCGCTGGCTCTTTCTGGACTTCTTGCTGGCTGCGCCAACGAAAATACGTCATTGGTAACGGTGCTTATAGGAATTTCTTATTTATTTATTTTCAATAAAAAAGATAGCAAAAAACCAATTGTTACAGGAGTTATATTTAGCTCAATTGGTGCCGCTATAATGCTTTTATCGCCAGGAAACGCAATAAGAGCAGAAAAGTTTAGTGAGTGGTACTCCTTATCGATATTCTCAAGGGCTATCACCCATTTTTATGAACGAATTCCTGAACTGGCTTCAAGCTTTTGGCAGGTATATCTAGTTATTATAGTATTGTTATTGGTAGGAAACACTAACAACATCATTAATAACAAATACAAAGCGATATCAGTCGTTTTATTTTTTGCTTTTATTATTGCCGACAGCGTGCTAATGTTCGCGCCCGGTACGCCACCTCGTTCAAACAATGGCGCATTCTGTTTTCTTCTATTTGTCCTGTCTTTTACTGCATACGCTTGCTTTAAATCGAATGAAAAGCAAAATCTCTGTGGGATAGCCCTTGCATACCTTTTTTCTCTGTTTTATTTCACCCCATCTTATTTGCTTTTTGTGAATGCAATGCATTCAACCAGCATTCAAGAAACGGTAAGAAATAGTATCATATCTAAAGCTAAAGAAAATGGTATAAAGGATGTAACAATTCCTCAGTTTTCATTCCCTGCTCTATTAAAGGAAACAGATCAGTTTGATTTATACCATAGCATAAAGTTTGCAACTTATGAGGGTATGAGTGCGATAAGAATGAAAAATGTTGGCTTTGATTATTCATCTGTTTTTTTCAATAAAGGAATGAATAAATCTGGTTGCATAAACAATTTTTGCGTTGTTAATATTTACAATGGCAATATGGGGTTTGGGCTAAACCCTTTTCTAGTTATAGAGGTAAATTCAAAAAACAACTTCAAAAATGGAGTTTATTTTGCGAATATTTATGATGAGTCAAACAATAAGTTAAATGCTACACTAGAGAATCCTTCAGAAATCGATGGAAGGTATTTCTACCCTATAAGAATTAAAGGCATTAATCACAAAAATATCAAAACAATAAATATAGGAGCTTATGATAGAAAGCAAGAAAAAATTGTGCAACAAGTTGCCCTGCATATAGATTAACGAAATGGCGGGGTTATCCCGCCATTTCATATTCAACTAATACTTATTATTAATGGAAGATATGATTCTGTGGCACTGGCTGTACCATCATACCAGGCTGTATCCCCCGTGCTAGCTGTCCATGAAATTGTCAGTGGTTGCGCAAGAAAGTTTGTAGCAATTCCGTTGTAAGTAATAGCCTCTAATGTACCCGGCCTATCAATGTTGATAGTAGGGCTGGCAGTGATGAGGTTTTTTGTCCAGGCAGAGTATCTCCAAGTAGCTTTAAATGTTTCGGCAGCAAGCTCCATCCCTCCTTTCAGTTCAATTTGCAAATTCGAGTCAACCTTACCAGTAAGAATCTTACCTGTATTTCCAGATGCTTTGCTCTGGGCTGGAATAGTGAACCGCTGAATTGCTCCATAACCACCCGCCCCGTTGATAGGCGACATGTTCTTGCAGTCGCCAAATCCAATTGAGCAATTATTTATATAGTTGTTCCCATTGCTGCCCTTCAAGCCAAAACCATTGTTGATCCATGAAAACGCGTTAGTCACAGTCTGATTCTGCGTTCTCATTTTTGCGTCGCGGAACTTGAATTCACAACCGTTAAACTTCCTCTGCCCAAGCCATTGGCTAACGTTTCCGCCACCAGTTACGCCAGCAAATATAAAGTTGTTAAGATCAAACAATGTTGCACTGTCTGCCTCAATAACTGTAGTTGGCTGAACTGTGAATAATACGCTATTGCTTAGCTCCCCACTTGACGGGTGAACAATTGCACCAGGGTGGGTTTTAACACTGGTGTTCCTGAACCTGATAAGGGCATTGTCATGGACTGAGCCAAACATAAAGCTGCTGTAGACGTTACCTGAAACGGTCGATGCTAACCTGAATCCGGTTGTGTCAATAACACAGTTGTCATATGTGGCAAGCGGTGCTTCCAGGGAGAATCCATTAAAACCAACATAGCCATCAGGAACATTCCCTATGACTTTAAAATTACAGTTGCTAAATGATATCTCGCGCTGTTTTCCTGCGATAGTTCCTGCAATTAGACGATCCAGTATGCTTACAAAAGCCTTTATGCATGACGCATTATAATTAATTGCTGCTAACGCCTCAGATAGCCATGATGGATTTCTGTTTATCAAGAACTGACAGTTTGAATAGTGGTTATAGTTAACTTTTGCTGGATCATATTGCTGATTATACTGCTTATTATCCTCTACATCCCTCAGCAAGTTGTCTGCAAAGATCGCCCCGTGAATAACCATGCTACCAACACCGCCGTGCCTGTCGAATCCTTTGCGATAATTTTCATAGAAAGTTGCGCCGCCGACGATAAGAATATCGTCAACATATTGTGACGCTGCGATACCATACCCAGTAGCAAGCAAGCCTTTCGTACCGTTGTGATAAAATTGGCCGCCTTGAACATAAAGGCTATTGCAGAAAGAAAGCCAGTAACCAGTGCTTGTATTCTCAAACCCTTCGCAGTTGACTATGGAAACTTTTGTTCGGTAACCAATTGGTAAGTTCTGTGCATCAACACTGAAACCGCAATAGTTACCGCGCTGCATCTTCACGTTTTCAAAGCGGACGTTTTCACAGTCCTGCATATGCGCGAACCAGACAGCACCATAATAGACGCTGGGGTTATCTGCTGAAGGATCTGTACTGCCGTCAATAGTTCCGCTCTTCGTTGTGCACTTGCAGCGCACATTTTTCCAGATTACCCGCTTAAATCCAGTTAGCCGAGTAAGCATTGAAGCATTTGACGGCTGAACATTAGTGCCAATTGTGTCGGATCTTTCGAATATAAAATCTAACGTTGTACTTTCGAAGCTTTCTCCATGGAAAATAATGGTATGTACGCTGCTATCTGCAACTTTAGATACGCCATCTGTCTTAAAACCATAGTGCCCGGCGGGGAAGTAAATGTGCAGGACACCGTTACGAACAACACCGCCATTGAGCGCGTTCTGGAGCATTGGTGAATTATCAGTAGCTGTAATTCTCGCTGAGTCGTTGCCATCGTATAGCGGTGTTCCTGTATAATCGGGCTTCCCGCCCCACCGAGCGATAAAGTCATTTTCAAACCATTGCTGTAAGTTAACGCCCCCTTGGGTACCAATAGCCGACGCGCCATTCTGTGATGCCAGGTAGAGCAGCACTTCAGAAGCTGAACCAGATTCAGGAAGAACGACAATGGGCTTACCTGAACTGTCAAATGCCAGTAGTTTATTTGCACGAAGCGCCGCAGCAGGAAGGGGCTCCACGTAAGGTTCAGGTACTCTTAGCGTACGTACAAGTGCGTTATTTTCTAAATACTTTTTGGTTACTGCATCCTGGTCATTAACCGGGTCCCCGAGTGCTGAAATACGGTATCCCTCGGCGTTAAAAGGTCCGCCCAGCAAAGGCCTGCGTAAAGCCAGTCCAAGGTAAATAAACGAGCGCTGAATTGCCATCCAGAGACGGTCAAAATCTTTGTTGACCGTATCGGCCAGCAGATCGCCATTGTCCTGATAATCCGTTAGCCGGTACGTTGGTACCACTCGTTCCAGCATAACAACGGAGCCGCTCGCAGGAGGGGTAATAAAGGTGACATCGCCGCCACCAACATTTCCCGTGCCCGAAACGCTGTACCCGCTGGTTACCGTTGTGCCGTTTATCGACACCTGGAGATCGGCAGCATTAATGATATAAAACTCGAAGGGAAAAACGGTCGTAAGACCGTTGGCATTATAAATAATATAGGGCGTCTGGTTAGGTACCGACATGATGCGAAACCTCTGGCGGGTTAGTAATCGACGTCGACCAGATGATCTCCGTCACTTAACTGCCAATCTTCTCGCGCATGTCCGGTCGGAATCCCGACCACTTTACCGATGCGTACTGGTGTCTGACTGATTGCCCCGGCGCCGGAATCAATGAAGTCGTCCGGCTGGTTGGTCAGCGCCGGATTAAAGTCACGCATCTGGTCATAGACAGGGCCGTCGAGCACATCGGTATGCGCCCACAGGAACCGAGACGACAGCGGCGCTTCAAACGCATCGAGGATACGTTTCTGCTTGTTGGTGATACTGAATTCTTCACGTACGCCGCAGCCGGTACCCTTAAGCGCCTGACGCAGCAATTTACCTGCGAAGCTGCCAGGGCCATTTACCTCAACGCATACAACCGGGATCTGATATTTGAGCACCAGCTCTTTGATCTGCGCCACCTGCCCGCCGGTGATTTTGTCGTTATCGTCAAACTCTGCCAGCTCCCCCGTAAGCTCCTGGCAGATGTGCCAGTACAAATGCCCTCTCGCATCCGTCAGCATCAGCGAGAACGCCGAAGCATCCGCTTTAACTTTACCTGTGGCCACATCCCACCAGGCCACAGCACCGACGATTTGCACGTTACCCAGCCAGAGCGAGGCCGTACGGTTCGCATAGCGGAGCTGTGGGTGGATGTTGTACTCGCGAATGCGGTCTGGATCGAGACGAACGTCGCCGACGGGTTTACTGTGTAGCTGATACTGGCTATCCCACTCGTTAATCGTGCGCGTTTCTTTGCGGCGATTCTCCATTTCCTCGCGCGTGAAGCGCTCAGGCCAGGCACAATCGGCATAAAAATCGATAACGGTGTCGGGTGCGGTAGCAAATTCAACACCGCTTTCCGTAATTTTGTAATCGACACCCTCCACCAGCAGACGGGCACTTTTATGGATCCCGGCAAAAACATATTCCGGTCTGAAAGATAACTCATAGCGCAGTTGTGTGGCGTCTTTCGCCTCAACACGTTTTTCTTTCTCAAACAGCCGGATGGTAAGACAGTCAGCGCCCATGGACTCCACCTCGTCATAAAGGCTGTCATGCGTGTGCGGCGTACCAATATAGAGTTTGCGCCCGCCGGGGATCAGAATGTGCGTTTGTTCGCCCAGGCGATAGCGCAGCTTTTCACGCGCCTCCGGCGTCTGGATATTGCGGGGTACCTCTACGTCATCGTTCTGGCATTCGTTGGCTCGAGCGGATGTAACGTTAGACAAAATGCCTTTGGCGTACATGCTGCCGTTACGTAAATCCAGCGCGCCATTAACCCACCACTGCTCTACCGTACCCTGCCCGTCTGGCAACATGCCTTTGGTCAGCGGATGGTTACGCAGTACGTTCTGGGTGTCGCGGCTGGTTTTATACGCGGTACCGTCGGATTCAGACTGATGCAGAATCCGGTACTGCCGGTCGCAGTAATACCGCCAGGCGTTATAGACAGCGAGAATTGTCGATTTACCAAACCCACGAAAACAGCGAAGCACCGCGAGGTTTCCGCGATGCTCCAGCCAGTGGCAGGCCTTATAGTGACAGTCCGGTACATTCCACTGCATCCGTTCCGCCCACATCAGAAAGAAGGCGAGGAAGGAAATCATTTTTTGCCTTTCTGAAGACGCTCGATAATGGCGGCTGCTTCACGCTCAGCCTTCGATACCTGCTGACCCAGCGCAAAAGCTTCATCATCCTGACCAGGATTATCAGTTGGCGTACCTCCGCGCGTCTGCATGCCGATAAGGGAGTGAACCTTAATCAACAACGTCAGCGATGCGGCTGCGTTCTTCTTGTCCCAGTAGCGGTCGCCGCGCTCGTCTTTCGTCAGTTCGCTCGGTTTCTTCCCTGCCCCCGGCCAGTTATCCGGATCGGCTTCTTCGAGCACCACATCGGTGAGTTTATCGCTCAGCGCGGTAAGGCGTGTTTTGTAGTCCTGATGCATAAAAAAGCCCCGTAGTGAATACAGGGCTATGATGGCGCGGGTTTGAGGTCGGAATCCCGACCGATTACCGCATGCCGGGATCAACCTGATTTATCAGCGGCGCAATCCAGAAGAGGTTATTACCCGGCAGTAGCGTACGTACGTTGTGCAGAACTCGATCGCCGGCATCGCCATTAAGCACGCCAGCAGTCACGTCGGTAATGGTATCGAGCAGGCCGAACGTTGGACCCAGCGCAGAGCCGATAAAGCCGCGGCTGGCATAACGTGATTGCGTTCCGGTACCGAGCAAAGCCCCCAGCCCCACCATACCGCCGGATGCCTTTTCCGCCATATTGTTATATTCCATCAGCGGGCCGAGAATACCGGAGCGGTCAATACCTTCAATCGCCAGCTTCTGCGGCGACCAGTCTACCTCTTTGCCATTTGCCGACTGTTTAAGCGCGTATGTCAGCGCGCCGAGCCCAATCTGAAAAGCGGTACCATAGTAAAACTGACCGGTCCCCTCCTGCAGGCCGCCCAGCGTGGCGCGGTTGTAGGAAGCGGTAGCGAACGATTTAAACTGGAAGATGGTTTTACCCAGCGGCGTGCTGGCCCACAGTGGTGTATCTCCGATCCCCGGCGTGATAACAGTGTTGTTAACGTCTTTGAGTACCGCCGACTGAAAAACGCCAGCCACATGCTGATCATCCCATTTTTCGAAATTACCGATATGCCAGCCGTTGATGACTTCGCCGTGTTTCTCGAACTCGCTGCGGATACGGGCGGCCATGTTGTCGTTAATGCCGAGCTTAGCCAGGCGGCGGCCGGCGAACGTGCCTGAGAGAATGCCGTCGGACGTGATCATGCCGTTTACCGATTTGTTCATATCATCGAAGTGCCCCATCAGCGTGAGCTTGCCGAACGCATCAGTAACGCGCTCCATTCCCGCTTCTACAGCCGTAGTGCGGGCAGAACTGTCCACCAGGTCACCCATCGTACGCGCGCGAGTATGAAGGATCGTTTCCAGCCCGACGGCCATTTTTAACTGTTCAGCGCGGTTGGCCTTGAATGCTGGCGACCGGGAGATTAGCGCTGAGTAACCGCGCATGGTATTACCAAATCCGTTAACCATCACACCGCGTGCGAGATCAGGAATAGCGGAAACGGTCATACCGCCCAGTTTGGTGACAAAGTTAGCACTACGCAGGAACGCACCAGCGCGCACGAAAAACGATGATGGGTCGTCCGGCATTCCATAGGTTCCCGCCAGGCGGTCGCGCAGCGCTGTGATATCGCGGATATCGTTATCGCGGGCTTTCGCCAGTTTCGCCTGGTCTTTGGGATTCTGGCGCATCAGCGCATCATATTCGTCCTGAATATCCTTGAGCTGCTTCTCAAGAGATTTATTACCGAATGCGCGCGTGAGTTCAACCTCCGCCGAAGCCTCGCGTATGTGGCGCTGTAGCACATAGTTGGCATCGCTCTCCAGATAATCTTTCATCAGGCGATCGGGAACGCTGAGCGTACGCGACCGGGTGCTACCCGCCGCTTTCACCATAAAGACATTTGCAAAATCCTGCGGAATTTTTGCACCGACGATTTTATTGATCGTGGCGTCAGCAGTAATTTCAGCCTCTTCACGGGACATGGTTTTTTCGCCGCGCGACCACCAGTCGACCAGCATGTCGCGGAACTTATCACGCTCGTTGACGATCTTGCCGACCTTGTAGACGCGCGGGAAATAACTCTCCTGACCGATGGCTTTAAGTTCCTCGTCAGGCGGCAGCAAGCCAAGCTTTTGTTGCGCCACTTTCACCCGGTTAATAACGGTGCGCATTGCCTGCGCCGCTTCCTGCACCACCGGGTTAGCATGCACATCGCCGCTGCGCATGGCATTACCCACTTCTTCGCGGAACTGGGAAAAACTCAGCTCACCACCAGCGGCTTTATACTGGCTGTAGGCCTGCTTGTTCGTCACCACGACGGCGGCCTCTTCACGACGCCACCCGCGAACGCGGGTTTCCGCTGCGATGGGTGTCTCAATGCCGCGGGCATTGCCCTGCAGTGTGTAGTTATTCTCTGCCAGTTCAAGCGCGGTGCGGCGGGAGGTTTTCGACGGCGACTCCATAAGACGGGTAAACGGTGTCAGATAGCTGCCTGCCTTGCGTGCCAGCTTACCGACCGGTCCGCCAGCTGCCGGGGTGAGATCCTCGAGCGTGGCCTCACTGATTCGCGCCGCGCCGACGCTGCCACCTTCGGGAAGCGAAGCCGCTACCGTGTCCGTCGCTGACGTGATGCTCATATTATCGAGTGCGTCAGCCACTTCACGCGTCGCCGCAGTGCGGACAGATGGCGATAGTGCAGCACCGGCGGCGGCAAATACGCCGCTCATCAATGCACCGGCTGCGACGTGGGAAGCGCTTTCCCCCCACGTGCGGGTGATCTGCTGGTTGTTAAGCGCAACCTCGCTCGCTGCTGTTGCAGCCGCACCGATTGCAGCCTGTGAGGCTATACGGGCAACTGTGCCCCCCTGCGCACCAGGAATAAACATAGAAGCGACTGTAACCGGGTCGACAACCCCGGCGGCAATACTGGCAAGAACTCCCTCCCCGCCAGCCTCGGAAAGTACCCGCCGGTCCTCGTTTTCGTCGTCAATCTGCTGTTTCAGCCAGGCGGTTTCTTCCGGCGAGCGGGAGTCGGCAAAAGCGGTCCCCCATTGTTCATAACCGTGAAGCTCGTTTTTATCAACATACGGATTGTACCCGTCTACCGGCTCAAACTGCTTAGCCGGGCGGAACATCTGCCCCAGCAGGTTATTCTGACGGAATGCTGCGCCCCATACGGATGGCTCATCCTGCTGGGGTACCGGGTTAGTACCTTCGGGCAAGGGAACATCAAACCCGGTTGGTGCCGCCAGCACATTGCCTGCTGGAGTGAATCCGTTATTCAGTTCTTCAGGAGTGGCGTATACCGGCATTATTCAGTGCTCCACGAAAAGTAATTTTTTACCCTGTCCATACGTTCGTTGTGCAGACGCTTATATTGTTCATCGAGAGCGCGGTGTTTATCTTTAAACCCGCGAATCTCCTGACCACGTTGCAGCTCATTGCGATCGTGTTCTTCGCGCTCTTGCTGCATTTTTTTGTATGGCGCCCACTCTTCCAGTGACGGTTTCCAGCGCATAGGCCTGCCGTATGAATCGTAGAACGGCTGTACCGCTTCGATACCATCCTTATCTTTTGTCCGCACCATGATGGCGTAATCGCCATTGCGAGCTGTCAGCACATCAGGCGTTATCTCCAGATCGCCACCAATACGCGACTCCGGCGTTTTGCTGGTAACAGGTGCAGCGCTTCCGGAGGTGATCCCAAGTTGCACTGGGCTGGTGGTGATCTCGCCCTTGCGCTCGCCATACATCAGGCTCTCTTTCTCTTCTTTCCACTGTGCAGCCTGCCAGCCTGACGGACCGTAGTTATAGAGCGCCTCTGGTGCGTACTTCATAAGTTTTGCGTCGCCGTTAACCTCGCTGATACTCCATGTGCGGGCGATCTGCTGGTTGGTCATTTTCTTGGCCGCATCTGCATTACCGCCGGTGGTGCGGTAGTTGATGTCATACAATGACTGGTAATCGTTGCGGAAACGCGCAGCCTCCGGCGTCTGGTCGTCGGCTGATGGATTACCCCAGCTAAAGAAACCCGACATGCTGCTAACAGCGGAATCCATCGCCTTGCTGCGGTCTTTTTTGTACTCCTTGGTGCTCTGGGTTGATGCCAGTTGCGCTTTGAGCGCATCGGTCTGGTTGTAGGTGAGATTCTGCGCCTGCTCGATAGCGGTTTCGGATGCCATGCCGGAATCGGTCAGCTGCTTAACGGTAAGATAAAAGCCCTGCATATCCTTTGGCATGTCGCCAACAGACGCGGGATCTGTGTCATAGAGACGATTAAATAACTCGGCTCCCTGACGTACCGCCTCAGGACTGCGCGCGCGGGATATCGCCGATAACTGGGTGGTTACCTGCGACGGAATGATCCCGGTCTGGGCCACCTGCTGTACGATCCCGTCGTGGGTAGTGGCGTCGTTAATCCGGAAATTTTGCGCCGTTGGTGTTGCGTCGGCGGCTTTTTGCATAGATTTATTGGTAGGGTCGAGTTTCTCGCCCATAGACAGCGCTTCGTTAAAACGACGGGCATCACGCTGCGCCTGTATCGCTTCATTGCTTTTCTGCACCAGCGCGCCAAGTTTTCCATATGCATCGAGCTTGAGCGCATAATCAGGGTCATTTGCCTGAGGCTTTAGCTTTGCGATTTCTGCCTGCTGCTGTTCCGGGGAAACGTACTGTATCGCCTGGAAGGTTTTGGCGTTGTTGATCGCAATATCGAGCTGCTTGACCGCCTTTGCCCCCTGCTCGCCATACGCAAACATGATGGAGGCTTTATCAGGCATAGCGTCCGGCACTTCACCATTATACAGCTGCACCATCGTATTATTCAGGATGGGGTCTATTTGCTCGCGCAGGGCTGTACGCTGCTCACGAATTTTCGACTCGGCGATATTATCGATTTTGTTAACCGACACAGGATCGAGACCGGTTTTATTTTTACGGTACCGGGCCAACCACCCGCGAGTTTCCGCAGGTAGCTGCCGAACAAAATCAGCCTCAGATATTTCGCCTTTACGTGGGTCCCCAGCTTTCGCGATCAGCTTGTCAATGTTTCCCATACCCCAGTTGTACGCAGCACCTGCAAGCGTTTCAGAGCCATATTTACCGTACAGCTGATTTGCGTAATCGCTTGCCAGCAGGGCATTTTGCTCTTCGTCTGCCGGGTTATATTCAATGCCGCGCTTCGCCGCCAGCTCTTTGCCCGTGTCCGGCATAAGCTGGTATTTACCCTGCGCACCGGCTGGAGAGGTTATAACGCTGCCGTCGGCATTAAAATGCTTACCTCCGGATTCAACAATCCCGATGGCGCGCATATCCAGCGCACCGGTATCTTTCACGGGAAAATCGCCATTTAACCAGCCCTGAGGATTGGTTACCGCATAGTTCTGGGCTCGCTGATCCATAGCGCGTAAGTTGGCCTCAGTAACAGCCTGGTCAATTTGTTCCTGCGACCAGCCTTGTGCCTGGCCATACAATGAAATGGAGTGCTGCCTGGCGCTGCGAATCAACGCGGCTGCCTGCGGATCATCAAACGCCCCCGCTTCCTGTTCAACGGACGATTTTACCGTCGCGTCCAGTTGTTGACGCTGGGCCTGTTCGGTCTGGCTACGTTCAAAGCTGTTGTAGGTGCTGGCGCGACGGATCTGACCCGCTTTCCATTGCGCGTCAAAATACTGCAGCTGGCTCTGCGGTACACGTTTACGGGCCTCTTCATAGTCTGAAGAATCCAGCTTATCCATGTCCAGGCCAACGCCGGAAGACTTGAACCCCTGCCGGGTTACCAGCGCGCCGGTCTCCGGGTTTTCCCAGCGGTCACTTGATTTCGCATCGAGATCGGTAAGTATCGCCTGGGTAGCGGCCACGTCAGCTTTATCCTGCGTACGCTGCAAATCATCTACAGTCTGGCCCAGAGCAGCCCCCAGCCCGGCTACAGCATTACCTATCTGACCAACATTACTGACCCCGACCCGGGTTGGATTAGCCTGCGGCGTAACGTTTCCAAAATTACCCGTTGGAATTCTCACGGTTATTTACTCCCTGCTTTTTTCCAGCCGTTGTACGCTGTGCCACCCGCGCTCAGCAGTGAGCTGCCCGCGCTGATGTAGCCAGATGTTGAAGCATTACGGCCGCTGATGCGGTCGGCAGACGCCTGCGCGTTGAGCCGTGCGCTCTGGTTCGCACCGTTCAGAATGGTCTGGTACGCATCCTGTTCTGCGTCACCCACGATGCCGGACTGGATACGCAATGCGGTACCTTCTCCCGTGTCCACACCTGACGCAGCCAGCGCTGCATTTGCCTGCGCTGCCTGTGCCCTGCCCGCCTTACGGATGCGATCAGCTTCCACGCGTGCAGCCGCCTGCGCGGCTTCTGCATCGGCTTCCGCCTGTGCTGCCTGATAATTAGACATTTTCTTTTGCTGCTGGCCGCTATAGACAGCGCCACCCGCCGCAAGAACGGACGCGCCAATTGCAGCCACCTCTAAACCGGTACACATCGTTACACCTCTTTGGAATAAAGCAGACCGGTGCGGGACAGGCCGAGACGTGAATACAAATCACCGGTGCGCTCTTCATGTACGCCCGTGGTGATACCCATGTTTATGATCGCGGCGCCGTGTTCTTCCGCCCAGGTAATAAATGCTTTCGCGAGACGCGGGCCAGCGGTGCCGCCGCGATGCTCAGGGGCAATAAATAGCCCGTATTCAAAGGCCATGAGCTGGCGGCTGAACCACTGCTCAGCGATCCCCCCGGCCAGCCAGCCGATAACAGCGCCGTCTTTTTCGGCCACCAGCAGGCAACCGGCGGTGGACGAAATAAGGTTGCGGGCGAGCTCTGCACACTTTTCTTCATCAAAGGGTGAATTCTGCGAATAACGGGACTCGATATACATCCGCGCCCCCAGCTCTATCAGCGCCGGGATATCCCCGGCCGTTGCGTTGCGTACCATGTCAGCCCCCGTTACTGGTGAACGTGAAAATAATTGCGAGAAGGTGGAATGGCAGCGGCTGGCGCTGCTGGATAAGCAGGGTGTCTTCCCCCCGCTCCCAGCCGAGTTTTCCCCAGTAGTGATCCCCGGTGAAAAGTGGTGCGGGCTGGTTGAGGATTTTTGGACCGAACCGGCGGAACGGGATGACCTGGCCGTTGCACTCCGCACCAGTTGTTTCGAGAAAACGCATCGTCACTTCGCTGGTGCGCTTCTTCGCGTTCTGTGTCGTACCCTCTGTGGTCTGGACTTCTGGCGAAAGCGTTTCGATCGTACTTTCGAAGTGCAGACCAATTTCCACGCTTTTCGCCGGGCGGGACAGGGTAATTTGACCAGAGGAAACAGTGTACTGCGGCATAACAGCGCCATCGGCCACCACATCAACCGTCTGCCCCTCAAGGTGAGTAAGACCGGACCACGTGGCAGAACCGTCGTTACTGGTGCCGGTGACCGCGGCATCGGTATACAGTTTGCTGTCGAATACCTCGACGTACCGGACAGTCTGGCCGTTTATCTCACGACGAACGATGGCGTAGACCACATCGTCGGTATCGGACGGGATGGTAGCCACCGACTCAAACGCGCCGGAAGTCACCTGGCGGGACCATGCAATAACGTCCTGAGCGCGATCGATAGCCATGGTGACCGCAACCCCATCCGCCCTGACCATCCAGATAAATGCATCTGGTTGCTGCTGATAGGCCATGTCCAGCACGCCACCGGCGGTGATGTGCTCGGCCAGCACCGTCATATCGTTGGCGGAATATGAAACAAAGCTGTCCGGGTCATACGCCACTGCGTAGAGCTTGCGGCCAGCGCGCTGCACGAACATGATTTCGGTACCAACACGCACCGGGCGGATCCCGTTGCAGCCGTACGGGCTTGGGTTTTTCACCGAAATATTGGTCGGAGTAATGGCCGCATCGTTGCCGGAGGTGATCGTAAACTCGCCGCCGTAGGTCAGCGCAATCAGGGTATTCATCTGCGCCAGATGTACGATAGGGTTGAGCTGGTCGGAAGACAGAGTGAAGCTGATCGCGTCATCATCCTCGGTACCAATCTCAAAGGACAGATAAACGCCCGTTTCACTCCACCAGATTGTTTGCGGATACTTCGGCGAACCAGCCAGTACTAGGCGCTGCTGGTACAGCGTAACCGCTCCGGGATAGCCAAAATCGTCAGTCCAGACAGTATCCTCACGTGTCCACGAACCGGGTGACGCGGCCTGTGTTGCGCTTAAATCGCTGCGAATGGTACCGACGGCAATCTGCGCACTGGTAATGCTCTTTATCAGCACCAGCCCATCGTTGAGCCTGACGTAAGAACCAACATCCTGAGCAACCCAACCAGTGCCGGTGAATGGTGGGTTTGGATTGTCACCCGGATCCGCATCGCTCAAGGTCAGCGTAATTTCAGAGCCCACGAACTCTTTGACGGATGGCTTACACCATTTCTGCGGTGTATCGCGCACCTCGTCGAACGGCTCAACGATAAACGGTGCAGGCTCAAGCACCCAATCGGTCTGACCGCGGCGCTGGAGACGGTGAGGTTTCACAGACTGATGAACCAGAAACATGGTGTCAGCGCCCTGAACATAATTCACGGCGGGCAGCATGTCAGAGGTATAGGGGCTGGCAATTTCGTACGGCGTATTGTCGGCGTTAACCAACTGCTTACCGTTCTGGTAAATTCGCATGTAGCCGTCACCAAATTCCAGCATGTAAGCCTGAGAGCGGTTGAACACGTAGGGAATAAGGCGGGATTTTTTATTGCCGAATTTCGTGGCCGCCGCAAAACGTGTACCAGGTCTGCGGATCACACCGCCCTGCACTACCACTACGGCATTTTCGATAATCTTCGCGCCGTTGGCATAGCGGGCGATGTCAACACGTCCCATCAGACGCGGGGACACCTCTCCTGCGGTGAAATTGGTTTTTATGAGGTTCGCGCGCATGTCAGAACCTCGACTCATAAGTTGGATAGCCGCCCAGCTCTTCCGGCGGTTCTTCCTGACCATCGATGGCTTTTGCCTGTTTCAGCAGGAATGACGCCTCCTGCGCCAGGCTATCGCGCAGGCTGGTGGACCCGGTCACTGCATACGCCAGCTTGGACTGCATCGTCATTTCAGCAACATCCACCAGCGCGGCGTCCCATGTGGACTCGTCCTCATTACGGAAGATATAACGCAGGCGAATCACATCGACGTTAGCCAGCAGCCGGCTCCCCTCAATCCGATAATCAATATCATCCCGTGGCTCTCCCACGGAAAGGACGCGAATCAGGTCGCCTGGCAGGGAAAACTGATAACCGTACCCAAATACAGGCGCAGCGCTGACAGGCGAGAGCACAACACGTTTTATTGCACAGTTCCATGGGTGAGCGCGGAGTAATTTATTGCGGACAGTGGGGTAAAGGTTGGCGCAAAGACGGGCATGATCCGTGTCTTCGTCGAAATCATTTATCGGGTGAGCACCCAGCGCCAGAAGTGCGTTTGAGCAGATAGAGACACTCGAAGTCATGGCATAACCTCAGATGAAAAAAGGCCGGGGGTGTACCCCGGCAAGCACACCAGCGGCTTAAACAACAAAATCGATGGCGACGACTTTTTTCTCGTTGGCACGGCCAGCACCATAAGACGCATCAACAGAGATCTGAATGGTGTTGTTTTTATCGCGACGTGGACCGATATCGACGTTGTACTCAGCGCCGGTACCGAAATGCACAGCGGATTTACACCACGCAGCTGCGGTTTTGGTGGTCACGGCTGGATCGCCTGCGGTCGCAGAATCCAGTTTTTCGTAAGCCAGCCAGTTGAAGCCGAGCCATTTGGAGGACACTGCGCCCTCCTGCAGCATTTTCACCGCCATGAAATCGGCAGAAGTCAGCGTGGTATCACTGAGGATCTGCGTCAGCATGTCGGCGTTGTACGTCATGTACAGCTCTTCACCGTTCTGCTCGTCACACTCGTTACGGCGGAACATCGCTTTCGCGGCGATCAGCTTGGCTTTGGTCATACCTGTGCCACCAGCAACGATTTTTTGTGCAGCTGGCAGCGCCACCGGCGCATATGCCCCGCCGCTGGACGTTTTACGCAATACGGTATCGAGCAGCGCGCGATAAATAACGTCGTCTTTTTTACGATTGGACGCTGCCAGGGTGAGCTGCAGATACGGCCCCTGAGGGTCGGCCAGCAGTTTACGCAGGTCGCGTTTTTCAACAGGTACGAATGCCGCATAGTCAGCCATCAGCGCATTACGTGTACCTGCTTCCGGTAAATCCCAGACGGTGTCACCGAAACGTGTGGTGATCTCCTGCATCTCGATTTCACCCATATCGTTAATGGTGAACGATTCGCCTGTGATCATCCCACGGTCGTTTACCGCTGCCTGCAGGCGGGAATCCTTCTGCTGCGCGGCGATTTCGAAAGAATCATGAAACTGCGTGATAAACGCAGCAGTGATCATGTTCTTATTGGCATCAAATGACATAACAATCACTCCAGAAAATATCGCCTGCTGGGTTGTCGGTTGCCCGGCCCGATTAACACAATGCGCGTGGCGCTTACGCACTGCGGGAAAATTCAGTTATCCGGCGTCCCCGCCGGGCTGGTTGTGGGGAGATTGTTAGCGAGGTGCGCGGTCGGAATCCCGACCAAATGAAAAAGCCAGCGGATCAGGCTGGCTTTTCGTGAGGATGCTAAGGGGTTATTTGTTTTTACACACGCCCTGGCCGGAGTAACAATTTTCGCACATACGATCATCGGTACACTGCTCGCTAAGCTTTTGTTTCAGCAGATAACCTTCCAGCATCCAGATTTTATTAACCGCGTTTTCACGCGCAATCTTACGACCGATCTCCTGGTTGAAGTTCTCCGGACTGGCGCAGGCGCTTTCGCCGGTGACTGTGAAGCCGTTGCGCAGAACCAGAACGCAGAAGGTTAACAGGTCAAGTGGTGCAAGGATGCGTTCACCTTCAACGTATTCGGATTTAAAGCGTGCACCAGGAGAATTAGCACCATCAGTGCCAGTGAAATAAACTTCGGAGCGGATGAGGCTCTCAATATGCTGCGGCGTGACGCGTGGCGCAGTTAAGCCTTTGGCCTGAATTGCTTGCTCAATATCTTTGTCGCTCATTAGTCTTTCCTCTCGTTAAATTGCCGTGACATGTCACGCTACGGTTTGATCGCCGTATCGCTTCTGGTAGTACGCTTTGACTCGCGCAGATACGCGTTCGTGGTCGGCGTGTTTCGGATCCATGTACGCCGGAGATTTCATCAGATCTCGAATAGTCTGCTGCTCTTCGAGATTCACATCGCCACCCGCTGGCGCGTCTTCCTGCATTTCAGCACCGACTTTAGCCAGCATGCGGATAACCATCGGGTTATTGCCGATCTCGTCAATGCGGCCTTTGTCGGCATCGTCCGCCAGGGAGTTGAACGCACGGAAAGCCAGACCGATGTTCTGCTTAAACTCTGCGTCAGTCTTCCACACCTCGCGCAGCTGCGTGGTGGCAGACTGTGAATCCAGCTCAGCAGCACCGCCCACCAGCTCAGGAGCGCGCTGCGCGTATTCACCCAGGATAAAGCTCATCTGATCGTTGGTGATGCCTTTGGCGTGCGCAGTTTTCATAAAGCTCTGCATGCGCGGATCGGCTTTGAACTCTTCCCAGTTGAATCCCTCAACCTCTACCTTAGGCGCATACTCATCTGACGTTTTCGGCGGTGCGTCGCCGCTGCCCATGCGTTTTTCAAGGTGAGTGTAATTTTCCGCCAGTTTGCGGGCAGAGCTTTCAATACTGAGTTTTCCGTCTTCGCCCATAACGCGGAATTTCTCAGGTAGCCAGTCATTCGCACCCTGTTCGCCCGCACCGGTGCTGAGCAGAGAATTGCCAGAAGGTTCGCCAGTACCCGGATTATTGCCACCATCTTCACCACCTCCGTTACTGCCGCCCGGCTGTTCTGCGCCCAGCTCAGCGTTCATGAATAAGTGTTTAAGCTTCCACATCGTCTTCTACTCCATCGGCCTTGTTGATTTCGCGCAGGATGTAATCCAGTACGGATCGCTGCCCTGCCCTGTAACACGTTTCGCGGTCGCCCTCGGTACCGCCGGGGACGTACGCAGCACGCCCGAAGCGGCGCGTTAACTCTTCCAGCACCTGAGGACCGCCAGGCATCTCTTCGAAAATGCGCTTAAAGTCCTCAGGCGTTGCCTGTTTTATTCTCATTGGTTACCTGCCAGTCGTTGCCCTATTGCCGCGCCTGCTGTCTGCCCTGCGGCTCCGGCCGCCTCGGTGCCCGCCTGCATCATAAGCTGCTGCTGTGCGGCCTGCTGCTGCGCTTTCTGGCGCTGGTCACGGAGATCTGCCACAGCATCGGATGAGCGAATAACCTTCGCCGGGACGCCCAGCGCATCAGCCACAACGCGCGTGGCCTCGTCGGTATCGATGAGGTCAACAACGTCCTGGCTGATGCCCGCGAGGTTTTGCACGTTAATGCCGAGTCGTTCGATTGCCGTCACGTCTTCCAGCTTCTGGGCGCGAGCCAGCGGTGAGATGTAGCGCACGTTGAAATTGGCGTTCTGCAGGCTTTCGGGCGGCGGGGAGAAAACGCCAGCGCGGAAAGCGATGCCAAAGCAGCGCACAACCAGCAGCTGGAGATATTCAGCCTGGAACCTGCCATATACCGGGCCAAGCAGCTGGCGAATCAGCGCGACGCGCACGTGCACTTCGGTGGCGGTCATGGCTGGCCCGTCCTGTGGCTGCAGCTGGTCGGCCATCATGATTTTGCGGATTGACGCCTGCAGGCGGTCTTCTGCGGTAAATGCGACCTGGAAATCTGCACCGGTCAGCAACGGTTTCATGCTGTCGGTGCTGTTCGCCACGATGATGCGACGCGGGCCTACCTTGACCGTGCGCGGATTGAGTACGCCGTCGTCTTCGGCGATCCACATGCCGGAGATAGCCAGATCCTGTGCGGCTTTCTCCATGCGTTTGGTTTCGTTCAGCTCTTTGCAGTCCGGAAGCGCGTCGTACACCGGGCCGATACCGTAAGAGCCACCGGGGATTTTCATCCAGCGTGGCACACAGCACGGGAATTCGTGATAGCCGGACTCGCGCACAATCTGCTTGTTGCTCACGTCGACGTTGTACGACGCAAATCGCATGTTCTTCGCCAGGCGGGCATCGACCATGTAGGTTTCGCGCGGGAAAATGCAGTGCAGGAAATCGAATTTATCGTCGGGCTTTTTCTGCGCCGCATCGCGGATCTTCTCGCTGACCCTGTCCGCGCCAAATTCTTTGATGGCCTGCTCTGCGGTCAGCTGGTAGCGGCGGTAGATCGTGTCCACGATGCCATCCTTGCGGGTGGACGTGACATAGCACTGCGCCAGCGGCCACTGCTGGAAGGTGTAGCCGCCCTCTTCGCGGTCCTCGTCGATGTACAGCACGAACCAGCCAGCGCACACCACGTCGAGATTAGCCTCGTAGCCCTCAGCGTCGAAGTTGGCCGCGTGGATATTTTCCCATACCAGCGTGGCGCACTCAGACAGCCAGGCTTTGGCATCGTCCGGCAGCGATTCGCTGTCGAGGTTAAGCCACTGCGCGTTCGCCGGGGTCATGCCGGACATGAGCGCAGAGGCCAGCATGCGGGCGCTGTCGGTGGCGGTGCCGTCCAGTAGCTTCGCCACCTTGTGTTTTGCGCTCTGAGCGTCGAGCACTTCGTCAGAGAATCCCGTGCCGCGCAGCGGATAGGTGTAGTCATAGCACTCACGCCAGACGCTTTCATGCTGCTGGCGGTTGGCTTTCAGCGTGTCGGAACGCTTAATCAGCTTAACGGCGAGTTCATCCATCAGTTACGCCCCCAGAGTGTTTTTCTGTTGCGCTGCCTGCGCGCCAGAGGACAGCAGAGAGCTGCCAGAATCAGCTGCGCCCTCTGCACCACTGGCGAGAAGGGACGAGCCTTTCTTGCGCTTCTTGCGCGCTGCTGCATCTGCGTTTGCCGCTTTTGCCGCTGCGTCGGCAGCTGCATCCGCTTCGGCCTGCGGGTCGGTCTGTACGACCTTTGGCGCTCCGCCTCCACACATAACGATTCCCCTCTTAGCCCGGAACGTGCCAGCCGTGCTCAGTCAGAACGGGCTTACCCGTAACTGGCTGGCGTTTGCCCTCGTCGTTCGTCACGTAGCCCAGCGGCGCGGCAGGCTCCGCCGTGGTGGCTTTTTTGACGAGCTGGAGGAATTCGATATTGTTGGTCAGCGGGTGGCCCACGATGTCGGTGAATGCATACTCTTCAAAGCGGGCGATGATGGCCGCGCCCTGCTCGTTGATGGTACCCAGCAGAGTATTGCGCTCAGCGAGTGCTGCATCGCCCAGCAGACTGGCAACGCGCTGCTGGATAACTTCCTGCTCTGCGCGTTGGCCTTCTGCGTTAAGCGTCTGGATCTCAGTCGCTGTAATCGGGGCATCAGCAACGGTCTGGTTAACAGGGGCGGAATTAAGCAATTGCCCTTCCGCCACGATATTGGTTGTATCGGTACCAGCAGTTTCCTGCCCCGGCACTTCAACGTTTTTTCTTGGTCGACCCATTTTGGATATCTCCGGATGAATGGTGAGCGGTCATTGTTATTTGCATGCCTGGTCAGTTTCCCGACCAAAACGCGATTTACGGAAGGTGAACCACTGGCGATGCAAAACCGTGGGTAATTTTTTTCTGTCAGAGCTGGTTGCCATGCACCACAACGCGATAAGCGCCTCACCATGACCGTGGCGAGGTTCAGATCCTGATTTCCAGCCCAGAACGGCAGATTTCGAAACGCCCAGCTCGTTGGCAATTTCCTGTGTTGTGAGGTTTTTTCTGGTCAGGTCGGTAATGACCCGGAACCAGTCGGTTTTGAAGGTAGCGACCAGCGGCATGATCACCCCCCAAAACGCGCGCGCGCGCGAGCATAGAGAAGGGAAAAATCGCCCGCCGCTGTGGTGAGAAAAGAAGGGAAACAGAATATTGTTCTTTCCGGACGCTGGGCGCCATTAAACTTTTTGGTGTTTCCTGCTACCCCTAAGAGTGGAATTAAATTCTGCATAATCGTAATTCCCCGACTTCAATGGTCACCTGATCCAGTAACTCAGTCTCGGTACCGTAATTTTTTTCCCATGTTTTCTGGCCTGCGTGGATAGCAACGCCGTGCCCGCCGGTTCTGTGGTGAGGTGGACAGAGAGGCAAAGTTTTTTTGTGGTCTGCGCGTTGGGCGATTCCCTGCCCTGTGCGTATGTGATGAATTTCTGCAGGTGATGCGCCGTAGCCAAGATTTCGGCATACAACACAACCCAGAGAGGCGACATCGGCCAGCCAGCGTTTATCGTCGTTTGTCATGGCGATATTTCTTACGCGGCGTAGCTGAATAATTGCGAGGCTGCGTTTTCTGCGGCCTGCTGTGTTGGGAATGTGCGGTACAGGATGAAATTCCAGAGCACATCGAGAACGGATTTGTAGAGCTGGGAAAATTCGATATCGTCCATTTTTGCGAACGATATGGATTTTGGTTCTTTGCGGGTGGTACCGTCAGGCATTTCGTATTCGGTGTAAAAGCCTGCCTGAATAGTTACCCAGGCACGGAACGCCTCAAACGATTTTACTGCACTGATATTTCCGGCGCGTTTTTCCGCTTCGTCACGGAGATACTGTTCAGCCAGTTCCTGGAGGGTTTCTTCATGCCCGGCATAGTGGGCCACCAGCTGCACATACCCACGAACCAGTTTTTTATCGGCCGGGGAAATGGTACCGCCTGTCGGCTGCCAGTAATCAAACCCAAGATTGAGCAGTGCGAAGAATTTGCGATGGAATGCCGGATTACGTGCCTGCTTAAAATCGGCGTAAAGCACAGCGCCCATGCGACATTTTTTTTCGATAAATTCGCGCGCTTCCGGCGTTGCCGGGATTAATACTCCGCCTGCTGATTTTACAAAAGAATACTGCGCCATTGGTTTCTCCTTTAGCGCAGCAATTGCTCAGAAATACAGGTTATCGGGTGTTCAGTCCGATGCCCTAATTATACCTTAGTTTTGTCTTTTTCGACAATGGTAAAGCCGGACAATTCTGCTAATTCAAACAAAGACTTAAGTGATGCAAGATGCTCATCATCGTGAGCAATTCGTAGGGTCGATATTTTGCCGTTTCTGAGGGTCACGAGTACGCGGCCGTTATCGGGAAGATGATCCCCAATATCCGTTTTTTCAATCACGCCTCCCCCTCCCAAACAACTGTATAAAAATACAGTATATATACTCCCAAGTGGCAGGAAGTGCAAACCTTTAAGAGCACAAAACGTTAAATAAATAAAAAATATCGCCGCGTATAGCTATGTTTTTAAACAAAAAAAACCGCCGTTCCCGGCGGTAATGTACATTGCTTTGCTGACTCATATTGTCAGTATTAACTTTTTCCATCCAGTGGTGACCCAGCACTGTGAATCACCTGACATAACGCAGCTTTTAACCGGTAGCGCGTCGCCGCACTTGGTGCATTTGTTGGTGCTTATACGCTTAATGCGGTTACGCATTCGTCCATCATCCTGGCGGATAAGCAGCGCGATGTACTCAGTCATGTCGTACGGCGCACGACCAGGGCGCCGGGCGGCGCACGACCAGGGCGCCGGGCGGCGCAGTTGCGATCAAGCATTTCAACTTCCTGCGCATCGAGCTACAGCTCCAGTTTGCGGTTACCGGTTTTGGCCTGGCGGGCGCGCTGCGCTTTTTTACGTTCAGCAGCGGTCTTAGCCATTAACGCCCACCAGCTCGGCAGCCCGCTTCTCTGCGGCTTCCAGTGCTATTGATAATTGGTGAGAGCGTGCGATTTGAATATCCAGCTGAGTGGCGAGATTAGAAACCATCTTTGCGATCTCGATTAACGGCGTATCATTGCTGATGGCTTTTGCCAGTGCGTGCCCGGCGTTGATTAATTCTTTGTTATTCATCGTTTAATCCTTCTCTCTGCGCGCGCCAGTAATTTAAGCGCTCTCTAAAAAACTCTCGTTGACTCTCCGGCGTTGCCTCAATTTGCTGAACGACCGCGTAACGTGTGGTTTTCTTCTCATAGAGCTGGCGAACTAGCGCAGCAGCGCGCATGTCGTAATGCTCCTTGAGCTGAAATTCCTGCGGCCATTTGGCGCGATTGAGGGGTAAGCCGGGCGGTAGGTAATCCGATTGCCCGGCCATGCCTTAATCCTTCACGCTTTTCTCTGAATGAGTGTAAAAGCGGGAATCAACACTTTTCAGGGTGAAATGAGTCACCGGCATATCATCGTGACGCTCAATGCCAACGTATTTGGACTGAACCATGCGCCAGATACGCTTTTGCAGTTGACCGGGGGTAATATTGATGTCCGGGTGATATTTTTTGATCGCAGCGAGGATACCCTGATAAGAAAGGGTTTTTCCTTTCATCAGCGCCACCAGCTTTTGTGCTGATAGCTCTCCGGAGGCTTTTTTTGGTGCCGTTTTTGCTTTGCGTGCAATTGGAGTGATCGACTCCAGCAGGAGGCGGCAACGGCCCGGTGCGCCGACGCGCTGCCCGGTGAGCTTGTCGTAGTTTTCATTGCTCCCGGCACTCCACACGGTGGCAGTTTCGCGGATTTTTACCGTTTTTTCGCCTTTAGCAGTGATAACCGTCGCGGTGTGGGTTTTGAGCCAGCGCCCTGAGGTATTAACGGCTTGCACAGGTGCTTTTTTTGTTTTCGCTACGCGAGAGACAGGGTTTACCTGGATCGGGCGTGGTGCTGGTACGTAGCAGGCACGGTTTCGGGCACGCGCGCCAGCATTCATACGCCAGATAATTACTGGCCCCCAGTCACAACCATCATCTGCGCTGGTGGTTTTTGCATACAGTAAATCGGTCATTGGTCTTTCCTCGTTGGTTAATTAGCGCTGGTCAGGCGCAGTTAAAATGGTTCGGTGTTGTATTTGTCGGAATACCGACGCTGTTGTTTTTTAGGTTTAGCTGCCTCCAGTTGAATGCGGGTTTTTTCTTTCCCGACATGTTGATCGATTGGCAAGAAATGCCCGTTCTTGAATTCCTGATAAATAACGGTACCGGCTGCAGCAAAGCGGCACTTACCGAGAATGACCTCAGCCACGCCAGCAGCAGGACTTTCAGGGTTATAAACCTCGTCGCGATACAGAAACAGGATGCTGTCGGCGTCCTGCTCAATAGAGCCGGAATCACGCAGGTCTGACATCACCGGGCGGCGCTGTGCTGCCGTGCGCGCATCAACGGCACGGGAGAGCTGGCTCAGCGCGAAAGTTGGGGTGTGCAGGCGCATGGCCATCGTTTTAAGGTTCCGCGAAATATGCGCGATGGCGAGATCGTTACGCTCAGCCTTTGGTTTTTTTATCAGCCCGAGGTAATCGACCATAATCATCGCTAAATGCGGATGGCGGCGTTTATGCGTTTCCGCAATCGCGCGGATTTGTTCGACGGTCAAATCGGTAGCGTCAACAATCCAGATATCACGATCGTTGAGTGTGGCCATCGCTGATGTCAGACGCGCCCAGTCCTCGTCATACATGTCCTGAGGGTTACGCAGTCGTGATACGGACAGGTTTCCGGCACCAGCCAGGGAACGTTCAACAATCTGCGTGGCCGCCATTTCCATGCTAAAAATCAGCGCGCCGCCGCCTTTGGCTGTTACCCCTTCTACCACGGTGAGCGCGAACTCTGTTTTACCCATGCCCGGGCGGCCAGCAACGACGATAAGATCCTGCGGGTTAATACCTCCAGTGGCGCTATCGAGATCCGAAATCCCCGTCAGCAAATTGCGGGTCGATTCATCGCCATCCATGCGTTTCTGCACGGTATCCATGTAAACAGGCAAAAGCTCGTTGATATGCACCGGCTGAATGTCGCCAGTGTCAGCAGTCATGTCCAGCAGCTGCGCGACGGCGTTCTCGACCACCTGATCGCGTTGTTCCTGGTTCGCTGCCTGCCGGATGCCGTCGGCCCCCTCCTGCAGCAGTTTCGCCAGAGCCCGGCTTCGCCATGCTTTGACCATCTTCCCTGCATACCCTTTCAGGTTTGGTACCGTGGCGGGGATGCGGGAAATATCTGACAAATCGGCCAGGCTTGAGCCACCCAGCGCCTCGCTGATGAAAAGCATATCGATCATGCCGTTCGCCAGGGCTTGTTTTTTTATTTCACTGAAAGCGCGGCGATGGAATCCGATGCTGAATGATTCCTCCGGCGTGCTGGCAATTACATCGAACGCGTCTGGTGTTGCACCGCCATTCAGCAGGCCAGCCAGCACACAGGCTTCGAGATCCTGAGGGCTCACAGTGCACCTTCCCTTGTCTTACGCAGTGTTTCCGGTTTCATGAGGTAATCAAAACTGGCACGCCAGCCGTCGCGGTGCTCACCACCAAAGTAAAAATCTGGCGCTGTATTGCGAAATTTCTCCAGGTAACCCAGAAACGCACCTGTGGTTTTATTCATCATGTGAGCCGCAAGGCGCGTAATTTTCTGTCGACGATCGGCGTCCAGGGTCGCGGCTGGCAGCACATCAGCGAAAATCTCGTTGTAACCATCGATAACAGCTACCGGATCAATACTGGCCTCGGTAGTAGCCCATGCCTCAGCGTCAGCGAGATAACCATCGAACCGGCTAACCCGGCAGATATTTGCTGGTTTTGGTGCACCAGCACCACGGCGCCGCCAGGTAGCCAGAACCCAGCGGATAACCAACTGCAGTTCGGCCAGGGTGTACCCTTCGCGCGTTTGGGTCGGTGTCAACATGAGCACAAACGGCTTAACGTCACGGCAACGGGTACCGGTGCAGTCGTTATAAAACTCGAGCGCTTTTTTCGCGTCAGCGAGAATGATTTCCTCGCCCTCCCCCATTTGGGGGTTAGGGGGATCTAGATCTTTATTCTCTGTTGTATTCTCTGTAGGAGATCGGGTCATTTTGACCTGTGGGGACTGGTCATTTTGACCTGATGCTTTGGTCATTTTGCGCTCTTCGATTGGGTCATTTTGACCTAATCGATTGGTCACTGTTTTAGAGGGGCCAGAAAGCTTGTCGAGATTATCGTAATTTATTGAATACCATTTTGTTTTATCCCAGGCATCACTATTGAAATCACCGATATCAACCAGCCCCAGCTTTTCGAGTTTTGCCAGTGCGCGTTTTGTTGTCGATTCGCTCCAGAATGGAAACTGGGTTTGCCACTCAGAGACGCTGTTGTATACCCAGTAGCGACCCTCAAAGAAATTCTTGGAGGAGTTCATCCAGTAGTGGATTTGCTGCAATACCAGCGCTTCGTTAAGCCCTATTTCGCACGCTAAAGATGGAAGCACCAGCAATGGTTGCTCATTGATAAGTAAACGGCTCATGATCAAATCCCCAGCATTTCGGCGATTTGACGGCATGCCGCCTGATATTCCTCAGGTGACAAATTCATTTCGCGGAGTTCTTCTTTCAGTTTTTCATACTGCGCCCAGATAGATAACGCAGCTGCGCGGCGACCTTCGAAAATATCTTCGATGTCTTCCATGACGGCCGGTGCGCCATTCAAACGGAAGCCGTTCCGCCAGGTAATGCGGTCAATTGAATTCAGCATGTTGGTCTTTCCTCGGTACAGTTAAACGCTGGTCAGGCGCTGTGTTTCCTGGATGGCTTGCAATGCCTGGGCTATCCTCTGCGGTCTATCCCTGGCATCCAGCAGTAGCGCGATGATCGCCGCAGCAAACTCGCGTATCGCTACGCATATCAAATGTTGAGTGGTCATTCCCAGCTGCGCGTATCGTTCTGCGGGCAATGCCGCTTCCATCGCCTTAGCCAGCGCTCTTGTTTTGGCTCTAGCCGCTTTGGTGTCGCCACGTAACCAGCGAAAAATTTGCTGGCGATTGTTGTTTATGGCCCGCCAGTCGGCGTTACCCATTGGATCTTCCATCTGGTGAAGCTTTACCGTGCTGGTGTTACCACCCATTCGGAACCACATGCGTGTGATTTCGATGGCAACATGTTCCTGCCCGCGCTCTACGGCCCAGTTGAAGATCTCCCGTTTCAGTTCTTCGAGGTTTTCCACTTCCTTCGCGTCTCCTGTCGCTGAAAACCTGATTAGGCTTAATCAGATTTATTGGTTGCTGGTTGTTAAGCTGCGTTTGCTGATTTAACAGGGTTTTGATAATCCTTAGGATCGTAAATAAGTTCCCCATTAGTCATAAGGGACAATCGAGCGGCACGCTTTTCAGGTACTACAGGCCCCCAGCGAGTTACGGCAACTTGAGAGATACCTAAAGCACGAGCAACCGCAGTTTTGGTGCCGAAAAAGCTGATAACAGTTTCAGTTTTCATTGTTCCTCCTATTAACGTTAGTTAGGAACATAAATACCAACGAAAGTTATGTCAAGTTAACTTATATTATGGGTATGAAAAAATTGACCTTTAACGACCGAATTTCCTCAAGACGTAAAGAGCTTGGATTAACCCAACAGCAACTTGCCGATGCCGTTGGTATATCCGCCGTGAGCGTCTATAAGTGGGAAGCGGGCATAACGACACCTAAAGGGCAAAATCTTTTCTCACTTGCCGAGGCACTCCGATGTACTCCGACGTGGTTGCTTTACGGAACTGAGGAGGATGAACCACTGAGGGCAGATCAACTTTCACCCGAGCTTGATGAAAGGCAAAAAAAGTTACTCGATCTCTTTGACTCATTACCTGAATCAGAAAAAGAAAGACACATCAATGAGTTAAGCGAAAAGGTTAATGATTTCCAGAGGTTGTTTGATGAATTGCTAATGGTTAAAAAGAAAAAAAACACCATTAAGAAATAAAATTAAAGGTAATGTTTTCAAAGCATTGCCTTTTTTTACGCCCACAAAACTAACTTTTGTTATAAAAAATCATTGCCAGAAAAAATACCTTTGGTTATGCTTTGCAACATCAACGACGCACTAACCACGCGGCAGTTGTTCAGAAAAACGTTCTGACAGTCTGGAAAGACAGGCACCAAATTCGCGGGTCGCCGCCAGTACGATGACATGCGGGAAAGACCGCAACGAATCCAAAATTGCTGTGTGTAGTCTTTGCCTCGTCTCCATGAGGGGCACCTTTTTTCACGGCAATGAATACGAGGAAAGACCAACGGGCATGACCAGCCCTGACAGCCCGGAAAGACAGGCACAAGATGTAAAAAAACCCACCGAAGTGGGCTTCTTTACCCGGGACAGTGACCAAACCGCCCGGAGGTGGTACAGGGGACCAACCCTATACCGAGGAAAGACCAACGACATGAGCCGCTGATCGGCTCGAATTATACATCAGTAAGGAGCCGCTATGGAAGCGCTACCCCTGCAAGTAACACTGTACATCCACGTATCTGCCAACCCCCACGTCCCTGCACTCTATCTGGTTCATACCTGTGACATGTCACAGAACTATCCGGATCTTTACGTGCTGCTGGAAACGCGCACTGTTTGCCTTGAGATAAACCAGCCGGAACCGATAGATATCATAGGTAAACAAGTCGAACGCCTTCAGAAAGAAAAGGCGTCGATTGTCGATCAGGCTCACCAGCGTGTCGCTTTCCTTGAAGACAAAATCCAGCAGCTGCTGTGCATTGACCATTCCACAATCCAGGAAAGTGATATTCCGTTCTGAGGTGTCCATGCAAACTGAAAGGTTCATTGAGAAAGTGATGACCGCTGGGTTATCAGTGCTTGAGCATGAAAACAATGGTGATTTCGGAAATGGCATTATGCATTTAACCATTGTCGGTGGAGTGAGACGCGTTGAGTTCTACCCAACCACCGGCACTGTCTACGCCAATGCAGTTAAAGGGAAATATCCCGTTTTTAAGCAGAAAAAAGCCGGGATCAAAGTAGCTATCCGACTTGCAAAATCAGGCGCCTGACCCGCGCCAGTAACCGAAGAGGAAAGACCAAGTGACAATCTCAATTTACAACTGTCTGTTCAAGCCGAAAAAATCGGCCATCAAAGATGGTGCTGTGGCGCTGGCGATCAGCGTGGAAGCACCCAACAAAAAAATCGCTGAAAGCATCGTTACGGGGAAACTCTGGGAACATTATCCTGCAAACGGCGATAACTTTTTCAAACCTGAAATCTGGGAAAACACAGAAGGTCAGCCTCACCCGGAGATCGGCAAGTTTGACGAGCACTTTGCTGAATCCCATACGTTCGATGGCGAAAAGTGGATGGCAAACGCCGAACCAACTGGCGGGATGAGCCACCTTCCTGACAATGATGAAAAATTAGACTTCATGGCTATTTCACCGCGCGAACGCTTCGCAACAGTAGTGCTGTTTGGCCTCGCACAACTGGATGGTGAGCTTTATTCTCAGGTTTGTGATTACCTTGATAACCAGGAAAACACCAGCCAGTACGATGAAGAAGAAGATGATCGCTTAAATCGCTACATCATTAATGCGATGGAAGCGCACCCGCCTGTTCACCACATGCACCAGGAGGGGCTTAATAATCTCCTGCAGGCAATTTATGTGAAGTTTGAGAACCAGTTACCCGGCGGCGCCGCGCTTTACTCGTTTATTAAAAAATGGACTGACAATCCGGGCAAACGTGAAGAAATGCTGCCTCAGAACAGCACCAGCACCAGCACCAGCACCAGCACGGAAGATAGTACCCCAGACCAGGTGGCACCACAGCGCGGTTATAAACACACATATGCCACACTGGATCAGGAGATCGCTCTCGCGCTGTTGCCAATTGAACCAGCAACCACTGTATCTGTCAGCGCTTTACGTCAGGCGGAGAGCCTCATTGAAGAAGATCGGGAAGACTTTAAACACTGGTCCACGGCGCTGCGCACTACTGAGCAGATCCTCAAATATTCCCGCAACACTATATTTGGCGTGATTCAGAATGTGCCGGCTAAAGATACCCATCACTTCCCTGACTCATTGCGCCGTTACATCGACAGCTGGCTTGCCGAAAACGGTGTGTTTGAACAGGATCCAACTGATTCGGATGCAATCAGTAAATCACTGGCAGCCGGGCGTGGTGAGTATGTTGACGGTATAAGTGACCCAACTGATCCCAAGTGGGTAAAAACAGAAACTCAGACCACACTGCAGAACGCCTCAAATGAGGTGGAAAAAACGGAAGTGGTTACTGATTCCCAGGCTGAGGCCGCACGTGAAACGCTAAATAAAATGGGATACAGCGTTTACGCCAGTGAATCCGAGCAGGAGCAGAGCAGCAGCGAGCAAGTTAATAGTGCAGAGCTACCAGCAGAGCCGTTGGTGCAAGAAGAACCTCGCCCTAACGTTAATGACGTTGAAAAGAGTATCACCGAACGCACCGGTACCGAGATGGAAAATCTCGACCTGTGGAAGCGCGTTTTTAAAACTGATGAACGTTTCACAAAACAGTTTACTCAGAACGGTGGCGGCACATCGATCAACGGCACCTACATGACGATGCTGGCCACTCGTGAATTTGGCCCTAAAGGTATTGGCTGGGGCGTTGATATTCTCGAAGAGCGTTTCGATACCGGCGCACCAATTACACGCACTGTAAAAGGCCAGGATGGTAATAATACGTGGGAGCTGATGCCGGACGGTATCGGCGGCTACCTCACTGAGAAACATCACGTGATTAAGATCCGTCTCTGGTATGTGCGCGGCGGCGTACGCGGTGAAGAGATTTCATTCGGATGCACCCCTTATCTTTACGGAAGTAAATACGGCCCGATCTGCGACGGTGAGGCAACAAAGAAATCACTTACCGATGCGACGAAAAAGGCGCTCTCTTCCCTCGGTTTCAGCGCCGATATCTTTATGGGTCTCTATGACAACGCTGAATATCGGCAGAAAAACAAAGAAGAATTTGCCCTTAAAAATGCCAGCGATAACGCAGAAGATGCAGCGCGCCTGCGTCAGGAGCTGGACGACAAACTCACGCGTGTGGCAAATACCCTTGCAACCGGCATATCTGCTAACGAGGTAACGAAAGTATTCGCGTCTATCGCCCGTGAAGTCGAAGTGCATCGCAAAGATGCAGAATCCAAAGGCGACAATCAGCATGCAAGCTATCTGAGTAAACGCCTGCGCCGCCTGACCACCATTAAAGATGAACGCCTGAAAGAACTTAACAAAGCCCAGGAGAAAACAGCATGAGCAACGTAACCGCAATCTCATTAGCAAAAGACTACTCCAGCTTGTTGAACCTGTTGGAAATATCCGAGGAACTGACGCCGGAAATGATCGCCGATACCCTTGAAGGGATTGAAGGTGAACTAGCTGATCGTCTCGATGCCGTTATGGTGGTGGCACGAAATAACCTGGGTAATGCGAAAACCTGCGACGAAGAATTGAAGCGTCTGGCTGAGCGCAAAAAATCTTTCGAAAATAAAGACAAGCAACTGCGTAAATATATCCTGTCATGCCTGTTAGGTGCTGGGTTGGATAAGCTAAAAACGCCCAGGAATACCTTCACTGCTCGTCAGGGTGCAGTAAGCGTGGTGGTTGATAATGTTGATGCATTACCTGATGAAGTGGTCACAGTCCAGACGGTAATCGCCCCTGACAAAAAGGCTATCAAAGAAAGGATAGAGGAAGCTGCAGCCGCAGCTGCACAAATCAAGGCTGATGGCGGCGAGGTACCAGAGGAATTGCTTAATCCGGTACCGGGTGCACATCTGGAAATCGGCGAACGCTCCCTACAGGTGCGCTAATTATGCTGAAACTGACTCTAAAAAGGGGTGATGCGGTACACGTGGTGTTTCCGGATGGAACAAACGGGATCATCGAAGCGCGTAGCCGCAGTGAGCTGGGGTTACATCTTCCGGAGAACGTCAAGGTTACACGAGAGAAAGGCGCGTTCCTGAAAGATAACCTGATTAAGCGTAATCAGAATTAATCCCTCTCTGCCGATAGCATTGTGGCCTCAACCACTCAATGGAGGCCGCAATGCTGCACTGGCAACCCGGGGCAATTTTGCTCTCAGACTTTGATACCAAGATCGGAAAATTATCAGCGAGTGTACGAAAGAAGACTCTGACCAGGTCAGACATAGAACGCGCATGTAGTGACGCTGACGATGCGATATACCGCATGCTGAGGAAAGACCATGAGACACGATCACGACATCATCACCAGAGAAGAGATGATAGAACTGACGGGGACGCCACTTAAATCAAAACAGTGTGATGCCCTGCGTCGAGCCGGGATATTCTTTATGGAAAGAGCTGACGGCCACCCTAAAACAACATGGGGGCATTTCATGAACCCCATAAAATACCGCAACCAGGAAACCTCCCCGGTGCGCGAGGATGAAGAACCAAATTTCGGAGCCGTATTTGATGGCCGGAAAGCGTAAAAACCCCGCCGATAACTGGATGCCACCGCGAGTATATCGCGGCAAAGCTGCCTATGAGTTTCGGACCAAAGATAATAAAGCCGTACGCCTGTGTTCCCTTGAAGAAACACAGGCAGCTGTCTGGTTGGCATACGAAAAAGCAGTGGGCGAAGAAGTTAGGAAAAATACCTTCCAAAACCTTGCCGATATGTTTATGGCCTCCCCTGACTTTATGGATTTGTCACCGGAGACCAGGAAGGATTACACGAAATATTCGTGTAAGGTATTACCGGTTTTTGGCAAAACAGACCCAAACAAAATAAAGCCCGAGCACATTCGGCGTTATATGGATCAGCGTGGTATTTCCAGCCGAACGCAGGCAAACAGGGAAAAGAGTTTCCTTTCGCGGGTATTTCGTTGGGGTTATGAACGTGGGTATGTGGAAAGAAATCCATGCCAGGGGGTAAAGCAATTTAAGGAAGTATCACGTGAGCGCTACGTAACGGATGAAGAATACAATGCTGTATATGAGGTTGGGGCTGATGTGGTCCGTGCAGCAATGGAGATCGCTTATTTATGCGTTGCCAGGCAAAGCGATGTCCTGTCTTTAAGTGAAGAGCAGATCAGCGATATGGGGATATTTATCTGCCAGGGTAAAACTGGCGTGAAGCAGATCAAAGCGTGGACACCTCGTTTACGCGCAGCGGTTTCGCTGGCACGCGCGCTACCACTTAAACCAGGCATAAGAAGTTTGTTCCTAATCCATCAACCCAGTGGAAGCAAATATACCCGTGATGGTTTTAACTCCCGCTGGCGAGAGGCAAAACTCGCAGCCCAGGCGAAGTACCCTCACCTGTCGATTGACTTCACTTTCCACGATCTGAAAGCAAAAGGCATTTCAGACCTGGAAGGTAGCCTTGAAGAGAAACAGGCAATTTCCGGCCATAAGAACTCGCGACAAACGGCAATTTATGACAGGAAAGTAAAAGTAGTACCAGTAGTGGGCGGGCAGAAAAACTGA